TACACTTAAGTCATGAATCTCTTCCAAACCATCATAATCAGATTCTACATATGAACCAGTTAAATATCCATCTTCAAACAAATTTCTATATATATCCATTAAATACGGAAGATTAATCCCCAATTTTGCTGGCGTGAGGTCATTTTGATTGATTGATTCTCCTGCTTTCATTTTCTGATAAAAATAATTTAGTAGCTTAAATACAACCACAAAATAATCATCGTTTGCCATGGGGCACGCCTCCTATAAGAATTCCACTCGCTCAACTCTATCTTCAGTAATCAATCGACCTACTGTCGTATCGCCGTCAACATCCAAGATAAATCCGTCACCTTCATCATTGTCTTCAATTGGGTCAAATCCCAGGAAAACCCCAGTTTCTATACTTCCATCACGCATATAGAGCTTTATAATTTTTTCTCTATTCTCCCATGTATCAAAGTTTGCAGCTTTCACCATTACATTCACCTCTTTTTAGCATTTGGAACACCATGTATCCCACCTTTGCTTTGATGCATTTTTATTTGATTAGAATTAATATTTTGCCCACTCGGCAGAATGTGAACACCGTTAATACCATCAGTATTAATAAATTGATACTTTTGATATATCTTCTTCATATCCATATTTTTCAGCATATAATTATAGAGTTTTCTTTCAGTTATATCTTTAAAATAACTTTGTCCATTATTCCTGTTGTTATACTCTTCAGTACCATAAATATGTTCTTTTTGCTTAAACTCTTTTAATTTTAACCGATTACCAAGCTCTTCATTATTCAACATAACCTCTTTAATTCTATTTAGATCATGTGAAGTTAAATCCTTAAACTGCTTTTCAGTGATTTTATCAGTTAACTTATCATTAAAGTTATTATACCGCTTTTTGAAGTCCGCTTCCATCCACTTTCTGGTATTTGAGAGTGATTCATTATTTTTAAAAAGTTTCTCCCGTTCCTTCAAACGAACCAAGAAATCATTTTTGTCAAGATGGTCTTTCATGGCCATATCTAAAGTTTTGCCTCTTAGCTTATATTTATCGATTAACTCTCGGTCATCTAACTCTTTAGCCACATGCAACCGCTCTTTATTCTGCCTAATTTGACGCTCTAAGGCCCGTTGCTTCGATTCTATATTGGCATTCTCTATTGCCTGTTCAGGGGTCAAATTCTTAAGTTTTTCGGGCAAATCAGGCTTTTCATTCACGCCTACAATAAAAGGTGTCATTGTATGACCACAATTGATTCCACGACATCCACCGGGGGTTCCATAACCATAGTCAAGCACTGAAATAACCTTCTGACCTTCAATAATTCTGGTTTGCCCAGTAGTAACAATTTGATTTTGGAGTGGGGCACACATCTCACGAGCTGAAGCTTTAATAGAATAGTAAAAGGTGTCAATACCTAGCTCTCTAGCTGGACGCTCTCGCATTTCCTGAAAGACACGCCTTACTGTGGATTTAATAACCGTTCTAGCATAGACATCCGCTTTCCATTGCTTCCCTCCTTTATCTGTGAATCCATAGAAACCCTTATCAAACCACTTCATCACTGTTTCATTCAAAGCCTTATAAGTGGAGTACATACCTGTTGCTACTTTGGCTACTGATTCTTCCACAATAGACTGATAAACATCTCGGACTGATTGAGGCAGTGTTGTATTAATTAGATTGTCCATCTCTAACATGGTTTGAGAATAATAAGCTGATAGGGCATTTTGAACCGTGTAATTCTGGGTAGTGGGACCAGCGGCCATATCCTCTGCCAACTGTTCTTTCGTGTCTTTGTAGACCTTGTACCCTTCATTCTCAATCACATCTCTGAAAACTTCTTCAGCAATACCAGAACGTTCAACAATCAGTTTGATATTTTCTTCGTTCAGCAAATGCATATCATTCATTTTTTCGAGCTGCCAAATGTAAGGAGTTTTAACTAAATCCGCAGTCCCTCTTACCCTTAACCGACTAACCACGTTGTCGAACAAATCAAGTGTTAATTTATGATAAATATCTGCAGTTTTACCGATAAATAAATCCATTTGTTCATCATTAACTTTAATCTTTGACATTGCTATTCACCGTAGATATCAATTTCCTGCTCATTTCTCATAGAGCTAGACGTGCTTCTAGTCTCTCCATTAATTTCATTAATCATTTCTTGTGATTTTGCTTCATCAAAATCCAGAATCTTTTGAATCGCAAAGCTTTTACTTACCAAACCACTAGCCACTGCCTTAGTCCAATATTCTAACTCATTGTTACGATCGGTAAATACGCCATCGTCTAGATCAACCGTAATTTCAGTTAAGTCCGGAATCTTACCGCTATATAGATCATAAGCAGATGCTAGCTCGCATATAGAAACTATCAATTCTTTAATCGATTGTTCCACTAATGACACAATACTATTGCGCATTTGATAAGTGTCCGAATTCTCACTAACTACTTCAGTGGCCGTCTTCATAGATTTACCATCGAAGCTAAACATACCAGGCGACACACCAATCTGCATTTCAAAAAGAGATAGCCCTTTATTAATAGCTTTGATGTAATCATCTGAACGTATTGGTGTGGTTAAATCTACAATCCCTAACGAACCATCAATATCTCCAGAACCAATCTGCATAAATACGTTTTGGTCAGGGTCAAAGTGTTTTCTCAACGTGATTTTATCGCCCCGTTCGTCATATATAGTCCGTACCGTTTGCTCAGGTACTGCTACACGTCGTTGGCCCATCTTAATCTCCCAAGCAAATTCATCATAAGTCTTATTTATAAAATCAATTGAGGTCTTAGCATTGTCAAAGATAGATAATCCCAATGGGCTATTAATATCTCTGTTATTCATACCTGGAGTCTTCAGATAAGTAAAGAGTGGCCGTGATAATCCAGGAACAGTTACCGTTTCTTCCAGGTCTTCGTATAGCTCTTCTAGTGGTACTCGATAACCAACATCATTTTCACGGTCGGTCCGATACAATTCATTCGTAATCACATACTTACCATCATTCCACTCATGAAATTCGATAAGCGTATAAATAATGTTTTTCTTACCCTCTGTCTTAGTTGTTTTAGTTACAATGGCAGCACTTGATACATCCTGAGTATTTGATTGCAATGGGTAAAATACTGGCGCTTGAATAAAGGATACTCGCACATGATCATCATCTACATAAGGCCGCATAGCCATACCGCCTAAGGCCAACGCTGATTCTAAATAACGTTCAAAATTCTTATTAAACCGGTCATCAAACAATGTTTTCTGGATGAATTCATTTGCAACCTCATTCGTAACAGTTATCTCAGCCTTTTCGTTATAGACCAAACTAGCAATCTTCTTACTTACGGTCTTAGCAATCGGTAAATGATTAAAGCTACGTTTACATGAATCACCGTCCGAGTTTTTATAAATCACATTCGCAAACTCAGATTCAAAGTATTTTAGGTTTTCTTGTATTCGGCTATATTCATGTTCAGTTACCGCAATCTTAGGATGGTCAGTAATTTTAGTTAATCGTTGTTCCGTCACTCGATACGCTCCTTTCTTAAAAAAGTTCTTAATTCGTTCGAACATCGCACACCTCCTAGCGTTTCAATCCGAGTAGTTTGGCATTGTCTATACAGAAATACTGGAACGCATCGCAAGTGTGATCATCTTCTTTAACCACTTTTGGATTCTCATCCATGATTGTTTTCTCATCCCAGATATATCGCTTATGCTCTTCAATGAAATACTTCAAGTTATTCTCCGTTGGCAGATAACAAAAACGCCCATCCGCTAAAAGGGATTGGACGTATTCTGTCATTACTATTTTCTTTTTCTTAGCTACCGGGTGCCATCTTATTTCATAGTCTTCAAAGTACTGGTTACGAAGGGCCCCTTCAGCTGAATCAATGGTTCTCTTTTGTACCACAGCTCCAGGAAATAGCTTAGCTTGCTTTGTTTCAAAATCAAATAGCTCTTTCGATAATATACTCGGCGCCTTCTTGTTAACTTTACCTGCCGGGCTGTAGTAATAAGTATCTATCAAATAAACATTACCTTTATGACCTAATCCTAGGTGCAAACAGGTAGTGGCTGATTGTTGATGCCCACTATCAACTGCGAAGAATTGATAAATGATTCGTTCAGTATCAGGGATGGCTTTAACTAAATTAAATAACGATATATTATATACATTTGTTCCCAATCCTACTGGTTCACCTAAGTATATATAGCGGTAATAATCATAGTCATTCTGCTTAATCCGCTCAATATCAGCTAACATCTGATCAGTCACAAAACCAAGTTTATCATCCAAGTAACTTGAAGAGTGAACCAAATAATCCGATTCATTGGCCATTCTATCAGACCACTCATTGATCCATGAATATGGGTTTCTAGGCGGATTATATGACCAATAGAATTTTACAAATGGAACACATGCTGCTTTTTGACGCATAAAAGTTACATTCGTTTGGTCAAATTCTTCTTCAGACTTAAACTCAGCCGCTTCCTCGTACCAAACAGCAATAATATCGCCGATATCATTCGATTTCAGCTTGCTAAAGTCATCCTGGCCATAGAAGTAGAAGGTCGAACCAGTTGGCTTAAATGTTATCTTAAATGGCGATACGGTCATTGAAAATAATGAAGCTGCACCAAATAAATTAATGGCCCATTGTATCTTCAAGTAAACAGAATCTCGGATTGTGTTGGCCACTTTCCGAATTACTACTACATTTACTTTCTCCTCACTATGACTTAATACATAAAAAACAAGCTTTAGAGCTATGACTGATGATTTAAAAGAGTTCCGTCCACCTTTCAAAATGTTATACGGCTTATCAGAATACCAAACACTTCTAAAGTGCGGATTAATCTGTTTATTTAAATCAACATTAGTCATCATCATCACCTCTGGATAGAGGTTGGATATTAATCGTTACCAACTCGTTAGACTGACTAATATCTTTACGTAACTTCTCATGCTGAGCTGCAGTAATCGGATCTAATAACTCAAGTGAAATAATCTTTTCCAATGCTCCAAGGTAAGCACTAGAAGTTCCTTGTCTAACATAACCATCATCGATATGTATAATGGAATGTTTTGCCTGCTCAAGTAGCCACTTAGCATAATTAACGGCATCTTCACGCGTAAATAACGCTCTCTCTTTGAATTCATCCATTAACTCGTTGTACCTTGCCAAAACCTTGTCATGCTTTAGCAAATTAGATGCTTTACTATCTACCGTTTCGTGTTTCCAGTCCTTAGATGTAGGATAAGCATTAATATACGCTTGCCTTTGAGATAGCCCACTGACTAACCCTTGTACAAACTTTTCTTGCTTCGCTGTTAGCATTGAACCACCTCCAGTAGTTTAACAGCATAATAAAAACCACCCCGACTGGCGAGGTGGTAAAGAGGAATATATTTGTGGTCATCATCCACAATATAAGTATGTCATGCTTAGGGTGGTAAATCTATCAATAATCATACCAATTTAAATTATTTCCCCTATTTTTTCAGCCAATAACTTACATGCTCGGTAGCATGTCCGTTGTACTGTCATATGTCCAACTTCATGCTTCTTAGCGATATCTGTATAAACATAGCAATCTTCAAAGTAATATTCCTTAACCATTTCACGTTGCTTATCATCTAGCTCCGCTAACACTTCGTCTATGGATTTAATCCACAATTGGCGGTTAGCGATGTATGGATCAGACTCCCACTTAATCACTAGCGACTCTTGCGGATTGCTATTGCGGCCAATGGATTTAATACCAGCGTTAAAATCGGCCTGCTTATGTTCTAAATCCCACTTGCGGTATTGAATTTCTTTAAGATAGTTCGGATATCCTCTGAACCTATCTTCCATTCTTCGTTTGGTATCTTTATCCACTCAACCACCCCTAGAAAAAATTGTACCGAGTTGATTCATTTATCGTCACCGCAGTATCTTTAATTTCATACTTCTTAACATAATCTTTAAACTTATCCATAGCTTCCTGTTTTGTTTTAGCTGTCAACACTATCTCACTTCCACTAGCCATGGTGAAGCGGTATTCTTTAACTTTCAATCTTCCACCACCTCAATATAATTTCCGCCAAGCTTGTCATTGATCAACTTGACATATACTCTTCGTACCTTGCGCTTTTTAAGCGTTTTACCAAAAAAGCCCTTCGATTTTCCTAAGCTATAACTGATTTGCGCTTTACTCAAACCGTTTTGTTCCAACGCTTTGTTGATTTCTTGTATATCAAAGTCGATATTTACAAATTGATCGTTGCTCCCTATCTTGTCATCTGGGTAGAACACCGCTCTGAACTTAACGACCTTACTTTCATCAACTTCGCCATTGTGTCCTGTTTCAAATAGCACTTCTTTCCACAATTCAGGCGCTTCTAATGCTCTCATTACCCCACCTCTTCAAGTGTCTTTAACGCTTCTTCGAATTCATTAATTCTAATCGTTATTGCTTCAATCGCTTTGTTATTCTCTTTATCCACCAATAACATCATGCGCTCTAAACGTTTAGTCCCTTCAAGTAATAATTCATATGGTCCTTGTATAAATTCTAACCATTCATTATCAATCATCGCTCTCACCTAGCTTAGCTAGCATGTTCGGTCTAAATCCAGTAATAGGGTCATGGCCCTCTGCCATCACTACTGGCATTTGAGTTAGGCCTGCACTTCTTAACATCTCTAAAGAATCGGCATCTTCAAAGACATTTATTTCTTTAAACTCAATACCCTTATCCTTTAGGTATCGCTTTGACATTTCACATTGCATGCAGTTTGGTTTTGAATATACTGTGATCATAAATTAATCCACTCCTTTCGATTATTTATTTATTCCACCCTGAATAGGTACTTTTTAATTCTATCTTTACCAATTTTATTGATGGCTTTTTCAACTTCTTCAGCTGTGTCAAAGTAATAGTCGCCATAGACACACCTGCAATTTAACAAGCAGTTAACCGCTAAATCATCCTTTTCATTAAGGAAAAACCCCCAATTATCTCCACCCTCTACAAACGGTCTACCCATTTTCTCCAACTCTCGTAACACTTTTAAACGCTCTGCCTCAAATTTGGCTTCTTCTTTTGTTTTGAAAATAGCGTTATTTTTTAACGCTTTTTTGTCGCAAACATCTCCACTCCACGACATGATGATTGCGTCGCCAAAATAATCTATAACCCAATAACAGTCACCATTTTGGAAGCTAGGTTCTGACTCTTCAATCAATTCTGGAAAACGTTCCTCAATAAAATCAGTAAACATGTTGATTAATTCTTGTTTGTTCATGTTTTTACTCCTCCTTATTTTTAGC